TTTAAAGATAAACCAAATAAAAATGAACATTCGCATGTTGGCGATAGTCTTGGATATTGTCTGCTCGGTGGTGGCTAGATGAGAAGAATGACTAGAGGAACAAAAACATTTAGCCAGCCAGTCGTGGCACAAACAGATTTCAATGTATTTGCATAGGGGGAGATATGTTTACATCAGAAGAAATAATGGAAGTTATGAAGTTGGATGGTATGAAACATCGAATTATACCATTTCATGCAAGACATATGCACATGGCAAACTTTAGATCTTTTGAACAAGATTTGATTGATGGCTACGGAAGACCACATATCCAGGATTATGGAGTTGAAGGACTGTCTTTTACTGGAATAAGAAATGGCAAGATTGTCGTTATATGGGGATTGTATCCATTATGGAAAGGTGTAGCTGAAGCCTGGATGCTTCCAACACATGATCTAGAACCAAGCAAAATGATTTTTCACAAAGCTACTTTAAGGTTTTTTGAGTATGCAACAGAGAAGCTCAAGCTTCACAGACTGCAAACATACGTTTGTAAAACAAATAACAGAGCCGTTAAATGGATGGAGATGTGTTATTTTGATAGAGAAGGATTGTTAAGGCGATATGGTCCTGATATCAAAGACTATTATGTTTATGGGAGATTGTTTTAATGGGTGGTTTATTTGGTGGTGGTGGTCCTAAAGGACCTTCTCAGGCAGAGCTAGATGCTCAGGCTGAAAGAGAGCAAAGAGCAGAAGCTAAAGAAAACGAAGAAAAAAGAAAGATAGCATCAAGGCAAATTTCTAGAAGTAGACGTAATCGAATGCTTATGTCAGGTGATGTCACTGGAGTTGAAGCTCCTCAAAGAACATTAGGACCAGGTAGAAATCCAAGAGTATGAGATCGTTCCCTCGTAATCCTAAAAAATTTGAAAAGGGTTTACCTATTTGTCCAGTCTGCAAAGTTGCTATGGCAAAGAAAGAAGAGGATGACGAAGTGAAGTTTGAATGTCCAGCTTGTAAGTTGAAAACAGATGGTAGCTAAAAAATTTCAAAATCCAAAAGGTGGATTGAACGAAGCTGGCAGACAGCATTTCAAAAAAACAGAAGGAGCAAATTTAAAAAGACCAATCAAAACTGGAACAAATCCTAGGAGAGTATCTTTTGCTTCAAGGTTTGCTGGGATGAAAGGTCCTGAAAAAGATGAAAAAGGAAGGCCAACTAGATTAGCACTAGCTTTGAAAGCTTGGGGTTTTAGATCAAAAGAGAGTGCTAGGAACTTTGCGAATAGGCATAAAAAAACATGACAAAATTAAAACCACAAGAACTTAGAAAAAGATTTGAGCAAGCAGAAAGACAGAAGGCCCACTGGCGAGCTATCTATGAAGATGCTTACAGATATGCCCTACCAAATAAAAATCTATATGATGGATATTATGAAGGTAGTGTGCCAGGTCAAAATAAAATGAAACAAGTCTTTGATTCAACAGCCATGCAATCGACACAAAAGTTCGCTAATAGAATACAATCAGGTTTATTTCCTCCCCAACAAGCCTGGTGTCGGTTGCAACCAGGTGAACAAATTCCTGAAGAAAGACAGATAGAAGTTCAACAAATTTTAGATAAGTATGCTGATCAGATGTTCTCAGTGATGAGACAATCAAAGTTTGATCTATCTATTGGTGAGTTTCTACAAGAGCTTGCTATTGGTACAGCCGTCATGCTTGTACTACCAGGTGATGAGGTAGAGCCTATCAGATACACTTGCATACCTACATTTCAGATATGTTATGATGAAGGCCCTAACGGCAGTGTAGAAAAAGTTTACAGAAAATTTAAGAGACCATATGAAGTTTTAGACCAGGAGTTCCCTGACATAAAGATACCACAAAGCATGGCAAAAAAGTATGAGCAAAATCCTACTGATGAAGTAGAGCTTGTTGAGGGTACATACTTTGATAAACAAACTGGTAATATTCATTATCAGATAATAGATTACAGTGGACAAGAAGAGTTAGTGTACAGAGAACTAAAAAGTTTTCCTTGGGTAATATCCAGGTATAGTAAAACGGCTGGTGAAAGATATGGAAGAGGTCCAGTATTACTTGCACTGCCTGATATAAAATCACTTAACACTACAAAAAATTTAGGTTTGAAAAATGCTAGTCTATCCATTGGTGGTGTATTTACTGCCAGTGATGATGGTGTTTTAAATCCAAATACAGTTCGTATTGTGCCAGGAGCTATCATACCAGTAGCAAGAAATGGTGGCCCACAAGGTGAAAGCTTGAAGCCTTTACCAAGATCAGGTGATCCACAACTTACACAATTCACAAGTAATGATCTTATTGCATCAATCAAAACAATCATGCTCGATGAAAGCTTGCCACCTGACAATATGTCAGCAAGATCAGCAACAGAGATACAAGAAAGAATGAAGCAGTTGTCGCAGAACCTGGGTTCAGCATTTGGAAGATTAATATCCGAGACTATGTATCCAATCGTTAGACGTACATTAGAACTTATGAATGAATTAGGAATGATAGAATTACCTTTGAAGGTGAATGGCTTGCAAGTAAAGATTAGTCCTACAGCACCACTTGCTATGGCTCAAAACATGGAGAAGGTAAACGAAGTATTAAATTACATGAAGATACTTCAGGGGCTAGGACCACAAGGTCAATTGTTTCTTAATCAAGATAAGGCTATGGATTTTATAGCTGATAATCTTGGTATCCCAGCTTCGCTTAGGACTACACCTGAAGAAAGGCAAGCACTGATACAACAAGCACAACAAATGGCACAAATGGCACAACAAGAAGGAATGATGGATGGACAAGGACCAGGCACAGAAGATCCGATACCTCAACAGCAATAGTGGGTGGGAAGGCATCGATGAAGATTTTGTCGTATTTAAAAACGAACCAAGTGAAATTGATAAAACTTACATGAGATGTTTTTCTACTGAAGAAGGACAAAAAGTTTTACAACATTTACAATCTATTACCATAGATCAACCAGCATGGACACCTGGAGTAGAGCCATCTTTTGGTTATGCCAGGGAAGGTCAAAACTCAATTGTAAGAGAAATTATTCAACGTATGAGGAGATGCAATAATGAATGATGAAAAAGATGTAGTGCAAGAAGAACAGCAATCTGCTGGCCTAATGGCTGAAGAAGCACAAAACATAGAAAGCGAGGATAACAATGCCCAGGAAGAAGCAATCTCTCACATCCAAAATGAAGATACTGGAGGAGAGGAAGAACTTGCAGAAGGAGAAATCTACGAAAGACCTGACTGGTTTCCCGAAAAATTTTGGGATGAAAAAGATGGTCCAAACATTGAGAACATGGCTAAAAGCATTAATCACCTGGAAAAGAAACTAGGCGAGACTGCACCTGATCAATATGATTTGTCTGAAGTAAAAGTAGATCCTGATGATGCAGTCGTTCAGGCTGTCCTAGAGTTTGGAAAAGAAAAGCAACTTTCAAATAAATCTATTACTGGTTTGATTAATAAAGTGATTGAGATCACTGGTGGTGTTCAAGAAGCAGAAGAGATTGATCTTTCAAGAGAAAGAGAAAAGCTTGGTGTCAATGCCCAGGAGATAATCCAATCTAATATTAACTGGAGCAGAAAACTTGTTAGCGATGGTATCTTTACCAATGATGACTATAGAGAACTTGAAGTGCTTGGTGGCACTGCTGAAGGTCAAAGAGTTATGCAGAAAATTAGAGGTTTGATTAATGGCAAGCAAGACATGCCAACTGTTGCAATAGAGGGTAGTATGCCTGATAAAGCCGAGCTTCAGGCTATGGTAGCTGATCCAAGATATCAAACTGACCAAGCATATAGAAATACTGTTGAGAAAAAATTCCAGGAAGTTTATGGCACTTAATGTATTCAAAGCTTTACAAACTACTACATCTTGATGTATCTTCTTAGTTAGATCGATAACTCTCGTCAGCCGATCAGATTTTGATAAAAAGTTTAGGTCGAAATTTTCGGTAACCCAAACGATGTAATAACTTAACTATGGAGAAGCTTTAATGGCTACAACTTTAAGTCCAGCGTTTGTTACGCTGTTTGAAGCCGAGGTTCACCAAGCTTATCAGGCATCTGCTACTCTTAGAAATGTTGCTCGTATGAGAACTGGAGTAGAGGGATCGACTGCAAAGTTTCCAATCTTGGCTAAAGGTTCAGCTTCTGTAAGAACACCATCTACAGACGTTGTGCCACTCAATGGTACATTTTCAAGTGTAACTGCAACTCTTACTGATTATGTTGCTTCTGAATATTCAGACATATTCAACCAGGCAAAAATCAACTTTGATGAAAGACAAGAGCTTGCAAAGTTAGTTGGAAATGCAATAGGAAGAAGAGAAGATCAAATCATTATTGATGCATTAATAGCTGGTTCTGCTGGCACTACAGTGGCAAACACTGTTGTGACTTCAGGTTCTGCAAGTGCTTCAGATTTGAATGTAGGAAAGATAATCGAAGCGAAAAAAGGTATGGATGCTAAATCAGTTCCACCTACAGATCGTCATATGATTATCCATGCCAATTCA